CCCAGTCATACTTAAGTTTATTTCCAACCAATTCATCTACATCTTTTTTGTAAGTGTCGATTGGGAGGATACCATCAGCATACTTGGTTCTATCAAAGTACTGACATTCACCTTTTTCTTTTGCGATAGCGTTACTTGACTTGAGTAGATGGTACTGGAAACTTTCAGACAACTCGTGGACAAGTTTCCATGCTTCTGGGTCGTCATATTTTACTCCGTTCTTTGCTAGGTAATGTGCTAATCCGATATAACCAATACCAAGAGAACGCCTTGCGAGAGTACTAACTTGTGCTGCTTCGACAGGGTATCCCTGATAATCTATCAACTCTTCCAATGCACGGACAGATAGATCACATAACTCTTCAATGTCATCAAGACTACGAAGTGTTCCAACATTAATAGCAGACAATATACAAAGTGCTATCTCTCCATCACCATCAATATGATTTATAGGTGTTGTTGGTAATGTAATCTCCTGACATAGGTTACTCATGTTAACCTTATCCTTAAAGGATGAGTGCTCATTACAATGATCGATATTCATGATGTATAATCGACCAGTCTCTGCTCTCTCCTTAAGAATATCTAGAAAGAGTTCTTGTGCAGCAACAGTCTTTCTAGGGACGGTTTCATCTGCCTCGTATCCTGTGTATAATTCGTCAAATCTCTCAGTTCCAAAACTATCGTAAAGACCAGGAACATCGTGAGGAGAGAATAAAGTGATCTCCTCGTCATTGATAAATCTTTCATAAAATAATTTTGATATTTGTATACTGTAGTCAAGTTTTCTGACTCTATTATCCTCTGTACCTTTGTTATTCTTTAATACGATAATATCTTCTATTTCTTGATGCCAGATTGGGAAGTGGACTGTCGCTGATCCACCTCTGATGCCATTTTGAGTGCAACATCTGACAGTGCTCTCAAATTTTTTGAGAAACGGGACGACACCCGTGTGTTGAACTTCTCCATCACGGATCTTCGCATTGATACCACGGATTCTACCCGCATTGATGCCAATTCCTGCCCTCTGAGCAACATAGTAACCAATAGCCATGTCGCTGCTGAAGATGCTGTTAAGCGTGTCATCAACATCAACGAGAACACAGGAGGCAAATTGTCGAAGGGGAGTTCGCACCCCTGCCATGATTGGTGTTGGGATGTTGATTCTGTGCTTTGAGATGGCATCGTAGTATCTTCTGACATAATCCAATCTCCTTTCTTTATTATAGTTTTGGAAGAGAGTAGCAGCAATCATGATATACATGTACTGTGGTGTTTCAAACACCTCACCTGTACTTCTATCCTGTACAAGGTACTTATCAACTACTTGACGAAGACCTGCATAGGTGAAAATAAAATCACGACTATGATCTACCCAAGAATTAATCTTCTCCCACTCCTCTTCATTATATTTACCAAGAATATCTTTGTCATATATGCCCTTTTGAACACATTGGACTGCATGATCCAATACAGATGGGTGTTGCTTAACCCAAGTAGATCCAAATACCTGCTTCTTAAGTCCAAACAAAAGTAATCTGGCAGCAGCAAACTGATAGTTAGGTTGTTCGATACTAATAAGATCACTAGCAGATCTGACAAGGATCTCTTGAATATCTCTGGTCTCAATTCCATCATAGAATTGTAACCCTGAATTCATTTCTATCTGAGAGGCACTCACACCGCTTCCCAGACCTTCGCAAGCTTCTTCTGTCATCTTATGAACCTTATCAAGGTTTAAACCCTCTATAGATCCATTACGCTTGTGAACTTTTATATCTGTACCGTTGGTCATACTTTCTTCCAATCGTTTAGTTTTAATTTTGCTTCTAATTTGTGATATACATTAGATTCTACCACCTTTTGCACATCATGTCCAGCAAGGTGCATGTCATTGATGTCCTTTTGCTGAATATTCTTAGGCCAGATTACAACCTTGTCTCCTCTGTCAACTGACTTGGTGATTCTGGTGACGATTTCTCTATTGCGTGGCTCGTTATCATAAATCCAAATATGATCGCTCCAGCCAAACGACCTACAATCAACATCAGACCCAGCCATCGCAACGGAATTCTGAATGAAGGTACTGTCAAACGGTCCTTCAACAATGTAAACTGATTCATCATCATTAATTCTATCCTGTCCAAAGATTTTGGGCTTGTCTTCATCAAGCATGATCGTAATGTATCTCATCTTTGCCGAAGGGGCCAGCGATCTGCCTTGATAACCGAAGAGTTTGCCATCTTTATCCCTGAATGGGATTATAATACGAGGACTATCCTGCCGTAGGTTATCAAAGGTTTTTTTCTGCTCATTAGTCCAAGCCTTAAACTTAGGACAATAGTAGAAATATTCTAAGTCTTTGATGCCTCGTTGCTCTAGATATTCTCTTGCTTCGTGTGAGGTATTTAGCTCTGAAATTTTCTCCAGATTGATATCATTTTTACGGAAAACTGGAGGTTTAAAATCAAACTTAGGATTGGGTACAGTAGTACCCTTGCCAGTCCTACCATCTTTAAATTTCTCCATGACATATTGGTCATGAAGAAAGGTATCCTGATCCTTAAGAAAGGTTGAAAATTGTTTTCCTACACCACAATTGTGACATTTATAAACATAATCATTCTTCACTCTAAAGATATATCCACGAGCTTTATTCTTCCTCTTCTGTGAATCACCACAGTAAGGACACCTGAAATTAAAAAGGTCTGCCTTCTTCTTGGCGAAGAGGGACAGACGAGATCCAACAAGTTGTATATATTTTACGTCGATATACGACATTCAAAGGTTAAGATACTTGTGATGATACTATCATAGGTCTTGATGAAGGATTTGTCAACTCTACTTGTGACGCTTCAAATACTGGTCTAATGATTTTTTGTCCGATTGGACTAACGATGAAAGATAAAAGAGAAAGAGCACCAAAAATAGTCCACATTTTCTTTTCCATGACCCTAAGGCGGTCATCAACCTTGCGTATATCCCTTTCACAGCCTGCCTTAATTAGTTCTGTTTCTCTGGTGAGATCTTTATGCATACTCTCCAGTTTCTGAAAGAGTACAGCATCAATCCTATCCTGCTTATCCAACTTCTCATCATGGACAGCAAGAAGGTTGCCCATCTTAACTGAATTGTCTTGGAGAGTATCAACAACTCTTTCCAGCCGCTCTATTATAGCAGCATTAATACTCTCGGCCATTTAAGTTACCTTAATTGTTTCGTACTGCAAAATCCAGAGCACTTTGATAAGTAGCAGCATCCTTATTTAACATGTATTGGAACTGTTGCTTATGAGTATCATCTAATTGTGCGTAAGTAGCAGCAATTCTCTTGGCAGAGAAGTTATCTAGGTTCTGTACTCCACCATCAGCAAACTGGATCTTAGCAAAAGATGCTTCACCATTTGGATTCAATTCTGATGTTGCTACATCAAGTGCAACCTTCACTACATCTTGGTTCTCATTCATAATAGCATTACCTGTATGTTCTACTTCATTTTTTTGTAATTTTTTTGTTTGGGTAGAAGCTTTCTTCTTGAAGTCAGATAGACGAGCCTTCATAAGGATATCCATTTCCTTAGACTTGTCTTGCATCTTAGTCTTAGCATCCTTACGCTTAGCTTGAAGTTCCTTTTGACGCTTCAGTTTTTTGCCTTGAGCAATTTGCTTCTGAGCTCTATCTGTCTCAGTAGATACTGCTTCAGTCACATTTGTTTCTATTTCTTCCTTCATTTTTCTTTTTTGTATACGGGAAAAGAGAGCTTTAGCACCTGAGGTACGACCATCTACCTTATTGTTCTTCTTAAAAGCACGATGTTGTCTTGGTTGAACCACCACAAATGCTGGTGGTAGTGCTAGTCCAGAACCATCACCTGCGGAGTTAATCTCCTCATTTATATTAGATCTAGTTCTTTTAGACATTCTTGATCAACTTCGTAATTTAAGTTAGGTGGCAATCTATTTAAAAAAAGCATGAATGCTTTTATGACTGTCCAATAAGTTGCTTCAATTTTGTAAAATAGAAGCGGAGTAGCAGCATCATCAAAAACATTATAAAGTATGATGATATGATTCAAAAGTAGATGTTTTTTGAATTCACCTGTCGTTTCGTAACGCCTCAGAAGTCTCTTGATATACTTAAATCTCTTTAAGTCCTCTTCAAAATCTGAGTACGTTACTGACGATGGGTTGTTATAATTTTGAATTGCAAAGAACAGCCAATTTTCATGATCTAGTTCATTGATTTTCATTTCATATTATGAAGAGAATGTTAGGGTTCCTGCTCCATCTGAAATTACTTCTTCTGTTCCACCAGCAGAGTTGATCTTAACTCTATAGTTTTGACCATCTAATGTATCACCAGCAAGTCCACTGTATGCAAGGGTTGCAGTTGTGAAGTCAGCATATGTGATACCTGCATCAAGTGAGGCGGAAATATTAACCCAACGCCTACTAGCAACAGTTTGACGCTGCCACTGATATGTAAGGGTTCCAGGTGTTCCTGTAGTACTTGTGGTAACAGCGAATGTACCAGCACCAGAACTAGAAGAAGAATTACCAGGTTGACCAGTGATAGTTACAGCAGATGCTACATCAGCAACTATTGTATCATCAGTAAAGTCTCCTGTTGATCCTGAAGCAACTGCTAATGATGCAATACACTCTGCCTTATGGCGAGTAGCACCTTCGCAATCTGTGTAAGTGCGGTATGTCCACCAGCCAGGACCAGTGATACCACGACTTTCGTTTTCTGCGAGAGTTCCTTCTGTTGCGTCAACTAGAACTAAAGAATAAGAATTACTGTCACCTCCTTTGATGACATATTCCGCAACTGCTCTAGGCGGTGTGCGTCTTATAGCTCCAGCAAGAGATCCAGCAGTAGCTCCTGCGTATGCTTTGTGTAACTCTATACTTGTAGTACTAGTTACAGTTTTTACGATGTATGCAACAGAATCCAATACAAGAACATCTCCAACTACAACTGTGTCGGCAGCGTTCTTAGTTACAGTTGCGTCATTTTGCGTGACAGCTACCGCATTACTGAAGGTTGCAGCATCAATGGTTCCAAATACAGCCATCTTATTCCTCTGTTAATCAGTGTACACTTCTAAGTTTTATTTATACAGCTCCTAATCTCATAGCTTTCTTGACCCTCGCAACTAACTGATCATCTACATCATTGTCTGTAGTCTTAGCATATTCTTCAAGCATTTCAACAGCGAAAGTTTTCATCTGTTTTTTAAATACCTTCCGAACTGCCATTAATAGCAAGGGTTTGAATAATAAAAATAAGAAAGTCACATCGCTACCTTCTTAGAATCGTACCATTTGACTGCTGCATCATAGTATGATCCCATATTATGATCCGCAACACCATCAAATTTAGTGTCCTTCTCATCCTTGAGTTGAACCTTAGGATGTGTGTGTACATATCCTGCTAACCAAGGAGGAGTACCTGGTACTATATCATCTCCATGAACAAAACGCAAGTGGCAAAGATCCTTGATCCTTCTGCGTAGTCTCCGTCCACCTGGTCTAGGTGATCCAGCAGTTACAAGTGCAACATTCTTATTACCAGACTCCCATAGAAGATCAGCAATCAATGTAGCAGTAGCACCACCAAGTGAATGACCTGCTATAACTAGTTTTCTCTCTGGATTCAATCCCTCATATGCTACCACTAGTTGTGCTAGTGTCCTATTAGCATTGTTCTTGAATCCTCTATGACAATCATCTCTTTTAATAAGAAATTTTAGATTGGTTATCCAATCTGTTGTCTCGTTTGTTCCCTCTACTGCAAGTATTGTATGACCTGCAATCTTCCTACTGACTAAGAAATCCTGATCATGTGGATAAACATCTCGACAGCACCTTAGTGCTTCTAATACAACTTCCTTTGGTAAATGTGACATAATAAACCTCAATTGGCTTATTTAGCAATCAATGGTCATTCTAACTGGATGAGTTAAGGTCATGAAATTAAATGATATTATAGTTCTAGGTCTATCAGATTCATTTTCCAATGATTCATGTGCAAGAGTTGATGGAAAAACTACAAGATCTCCTTCCTCTACCTCAGGAACATACTGATCTAAACCACCTCCATGTGGTCTAAGATATGGTGATAAGAAAGATGTAGCAGTATGAACCTCAGGATCAAATTCGACATATAATATAGCAGACCACCCAACATACCCATGATTATGAAGATTATGTTTCTGTCCTCTGTATGATGTCTGACACCATATGTCAGCTAAACCTACTTGTCTCTGATCTGTATTTTCTTTATGAATTTTACCAAACTCTTTAAAAAAGGGATGTATTAAATCAAAAACCAAATCAGTATAAGGTGGTTTCGTTCCACGCTTACACCAATAGTCTGAATAGATGTCTCCATCTATTAAACCAGTCTCTGATTTATTTTCTATTAAGTAATCATCATCCCATTCAGGTATTAGATCATAGATATCCTGTTTATTAGCGTGCCAATTAGGAATTCTATAGCGGTATAACGGAACCGCAAACATAGGATATACATCAACCATAATAAAATTAATTCAATTTAAAAATCGTGTATTGACTCCGAACCACCTACTGAAAATGGATTGTACTTATCAGTAGCAATCCTATACATCTTTTCGTGTAAAGATAACTCAGCTTCAGCATCTTTATTTTTATCTTTATCCGTTGCCATAGGCCAAGTATCATAAGGGTGTTCTACATCATCAAACCATTCATCAAGTGGTAATCTGTGTAACGGTTTCTTCATTTCTTTTTATTCTTGTTCTTCCATGCGGTAGCATATGCTATGGATTTTTCATCCTTAGTTAAGTTACCATCTTTAGCGTATGATTTTTTGATGTGTTTAACCATACGCTCATACTTTTTTCCAGGAGGTGCTTCTTCATTAGCACAACCAGCATTATTAAGTATGTTTATAGGACCTTGTGCTGACTTCTTCTTCCTCTTAAAGACTTTAGCCTCTTCATTATTAACGTTAGTAGTCATCCCTCTCTCACCATCTCTGATGGTAGGAAGAACTTCCACCGTTGGTACTTTCTTCTCTTTCTTCTTTTCTTTTCTCTTCTTAGATTCCTCTAAGAAGTCTGGAAAGGATTTCATTATTTTTTATACGACATAATTTTGGCAACTTTTTTCTTAGCTGCTTTCTTCCAACCTTCATCAACAGATGCTTCTGTTACAACTGCCTTACCTTCTTCAACTTTTGCTTTTACTTCTTCTTCATCAAGAGGAACAACCTTATACTGTACCCCTGTTGATTGGTGAAGTTCAGTTAACTTCTGAGAAACTTCATCCCATAATGCAGTCTCTTTCTCTTCCTTTGATACAGTAGCAACTGGAGCAGTCTCTATAGATCCAACAGGTTTAACCTTCTTTGTCTCTTTCTTTTTGACTGTGATATCTTCTATCTCAGCACCATGTGACTGAGGATCCATCCCATCGAACGGTGCTTCATGTATATTAGGCATCTCTGTTCCTTGGAATGTGTCACCATTCATCCACTGACCATACTTTTCCATTAAACCTGAGGAAAAGGTATCATTGTTCTGAACAGTATTAATTGGATCAGGCTTCTTCATTGCATTAAGGTTCTTTATCATTTTCTATTTATAGCTCTAATATCCTTTACCCAAGCACGGAACATCTCACCACCCTCTGTGACACAGATAACATAGTTCACACCTGACCTATGGATAGTTCCTTTCTGTCCTGTAACAGATGACATAACATAATCACCTTCAATGAAAACTTCTGTCTTACGAAATTGTTGACGGAGAGCTTGCTCTCGCATCCTTTTAAAATCCTTCATAATAATGCCATAAATGCTGTGATCTCTGTTTCTGTCAATGTATGTGACTTTGGAAGACCTGCCTTAAAGTTTTTTTTATCACTAGCTCTTCCCCAATTTCTCATCTTTGTACCTGATATAGAGAAGGTCTTACCATCTGCATCACGAGCACCAGTAGATCTAACCTCAAAGTATAGCATACTAAAGTCTGGAGCCTGTTCAGGATTCTTGCGTTTAGGATTACAACCATTATAGTTGTGTAGATACTGCATAGCAGCAACCCTATCAGATCCTACCATATATACACACTCATCATATGCTTCAGGAATACTAGCTATACCCTTGATTTTTTCATTTGCTCGATGTTTCTTCATACAATATGCTACACACATCTGAGGAGAAGAAGGGTTAATAGCAACAAGTTTGTCAGCATGAGTAGGAACTAACTTCTTCATCAAGTCAAGTTTTGTTATTTGATCAAGAGGATTCTCATTTTTATCATTTGTATGCGAAAGAAAGATACGATAATCACAACCATCTTTATCGGCATCTGATTTAATTTTATTAAAGCTATTCTCATGACCCCAAGTACAAGGCTGGAATCTACCATAGGTTATATAAATTCTCTTCGTATGCTTCCAGGAATCTACTGCCGCCATTGCTTTGCCAAAGTAAAGTTAATATAGGAGAACTCTAAACGGTTAACAAGTTTTACCATGTCTCCATCTTTATGTAGAACATAACCTTCTGGTCCAGTGACCTCATATCCCTTATCACTACGAGCAAATGTTCTAAAGGTTTCAAGATGATCTAGTTTATCGATAACCATCTGCTTAAGATCCTGAATATTCCTATAAAGACTAAGCATTGTCTTCCACTTATCTTGATTATCTTCCAAGTATCTTAAACTACTTTGAACTAAAGCAGTCTTTTGCCTATGTGTTTTTGGAGTCACAATTTTGTCAAGCAATGGTTTAGTCTTATCATAGTAAAAATTATAAAGACCTTTAAAATAAGTATCTACATTAGAAATAGATTTCTTTTCCTTAACCTGTGAATTGATATACTGTTTTAAATATGATGCAACATGCCATTTCTTATCACCTGTCTTACCAGTTTCCTTAACCAATTCATCAAGAAATTCACCAGAGATTTTACAATCACTTTCTATAGCAGCAACCATCTTATCAAACTTAATTTCTTCTGCATGATTAAGTCCTACCTTATGCATAGGAGTATCATTATTAATAACTGCCACTTCTTTTACATCATTCAATCTCTCTTGACCCAAACCTCCTTTTGCTTGAATCGTTTTAATATCATCTCCTACGTAATGGGTATGTAATACTACAATAACCTCTGCTTGACTAACCCTTTGTCCTATCTCATGGTCTACTGGTATACCGTATGTTATAGCTTGATTACCAAAGGTATAAAGTTTCTCTCCATGAACAGTCTCTGTCTTGATGTCACTCTTACTAGCAATAAAATCTCCCTGTACAATACCTTTAATACCCAACTTAGGAAAATATTTTAAACATGCTTTCAATTTGTTTGCCATGTCAGGAGCATGTCCATAATACTTATCAACACCCTTCTCATTAAAAGCACACTTCTGAGTTTCTTTATTAAAAGCAGACTTGTTTGCAATAAAGAATGCTTTTATTTGTGGATGATAACCATATACTATTGCTGGTAATCCATCCCACTTGGTCTGCATATAACCTGTACTGTTATCACATCCAAGCATCTTCCTCAATTCCTTAAGGAAACTAACAATAGATTTACAACCCTCAACTCCATAGTTGAGCATCTCATCTTCCAGATGTTCTAAGTGTTTTAGTTGGGTTACATTTGCCATTATGTTAACTTCCAGTGAATTCCTGAATCTTTCGACTGTGAAGATGCATAGAGATAAAGATCTCTTAGCACAGTAGAAAGCACTACATTTTGTTTAGATGCTATAGCATCTATAAAACACAGTCCCAGAAGTTTACTATACCTCCAAGACTGACTCTTATCTTCTAGTATAGTCTGCCTCATTTGTGCTTTAGCTACATCAGCAGCAGGACCACTATTCTTAACAGCATCATCATCCCAAACACCTGTCTTATTCTTAAAATGTTTAACCATTAACTTCACAATATCATCTAGAACTTTAGGTAAATCTCTATGACCATCCTTACACTTATTCCAAATTGCTGTGTTACCACTATCTCCAGCACCCCATGAAGTTAATGCTGTCCAATGAGTTTGTGATCTAGGAAAAGTAACACCATTGGATTTAATACTATCGATAGCAACTCCACCACCACATCGTCCTTGTGCTGCTGATGCTCCTTTCAATTCCAACTGCCATGATGAAGTACCATCTCCTCCAAAGTTTCTCATCTGGAAGTTATCATAATCACCTTTACCCCATTGAAGATAGATGTCCATACTAGAATCCCATTTACCCTTAACAAAAAACCACTTGCTAGAGTTAACAGAACCTACCTTATCCCATATATCCTTATCCCATCCTTCTGTTTTATTCTCATTGATTACTTTTATATTAGAATCTCCAGTACCCTCATGCTTCTTGAGAGATATACCAACTAATTTATGTACATTTCCAACCTTATACCATGCTTGAAGATGTGCATTTAATCCATTATATGTTTTGACTGTAAATACACCCTTTATTTTCTCATTTACACTACCTTCTCCTTCTAAAGGATAGTCTTTATGTATAGCCCATATATCAGCAGGGTTCCACTTATCTTCAGATGCAAAATAATTACCTTCCTCACCATTACATCTAGAATATGCTGTAGCTAAACTTGTACTTGGTTTTTTATTACTACCATCAAATTTTACTCCTCTATAAAATGTATAAGTTCCAGGAGAAGGAGATCCTAACTCAGTAAAAAGTTTATTTGCTCCCTTCATATGAGAAATTCTCCAAGCACTCTCTAGTACATTACCTGTTGGAAGAAGTTCATGTTCATCATCATCCACTTCAATACTCTTATAAGCCTTTGACCATAGATCAGTGTCAATTAAATTAGAATCTGTTTCTCTTAACCCAATTTCAGCATTAGTAAATTTTCTATGTAACTGATTGAATACCATGTCAGCATAAAGACATTGAGCACACTCATTTCTCTTAGTCTCTCTAGCACCACCACCAGAACCTCCAGTATCCCTTCCTTCTGGTTTAATTGCTAATACAATTCTTTTCTGTACAGGTAATTTAGTAGACTTTACTACACCCCAACTCTTATCATACTTTAAATAAACATCAAGTCTATTACCACCTTTTGTTTCTACTACATCTGCAAATTGTTTATCATCTAACTTAGCATCAAGAGATTTTTTAACATTGTTTGCAGCAATAGTTCTGTTACCACCAGCAACCTTGACCACCAATGCCATAATGATCTGACTCTTAGGTGCATCAGGATCTTCTTTGATTTCATTAAGATCAAAGTTTAGATAGGTATAATCATCTGCTATCAGAGAATCTATAACATTAATACAAGCTTTCTTAACTGTATTAGATGCCTTTCTCCAATCAATCTCAGCCATTAAAAAAAGGGTATTACTACCCTCTATTTAGATTACCATACCATGCTCTTCTCGTAGTATCTTCTTATAAGGTCCGTCAGGATTAGCATCTCTAACTTCCTTAACAAGTTTCATCTTTTCATATAATGGAGCAACCTTTGGTTCACCTGCATTCTTACGAGACTTCCATAGTTGTAATAAAATGACTTCTAATTCTTTATCGTCTATTGGTAAATCCATATCAATGTGGGTTGTATACCTTTAGTATAATTATCGTTGATGCAATAGCAACGATTGCAATTAATGTAATAATATGCATCACTTGTCCTCAAATATATTTTCAGTTGAATCCAACAGTTCAGTTACCGCACACAAATTGTCTATATTAGCCAACATGTCTGCAATGTGTTTTGAGATATAAGGTTTCTCACTCCTTGCAGCAAATGCTAATGCATTACGCAAATCTGATTGTGCGTCTCTTAAAGACTCTTCTACTGTTTCACTTAATGCCATTAACGATCTCCTTTTTGTCTGATTTCAGATTTCTCTACAGAGAATGAACCACCTGGGTAACGCTTCTCCAACTTTCTAACATTACCTCTGACAACATCGTCAAAAGATATGTCGAGAGCAAGACAAGCTTGTGCCACATACCACATAACATCACCCAACTCAATAATAAGATGCTCTCTATTGTCGTCATTCCAAGGCTTACCTTGGAAGACCATCTTCTTAACGATTTCCAAAAACTCACCAGACTCAGCAGCAAGCCCAACGCCAGCAGTGGTAAGACGTTCAATATTGGCACCCTGGCGGTCAAGTTCACCCAAACGGTCAGCAAGATCGACAAAATTCTTACTGGAATCGGATGTGACAGCATCCACGAAATCAGTGTACTTATCAAAATCTATAGTCATAATAGTTTATACATTCCATTCTGAAAATTTAGACAATCTATTCTTTGTCTCGGTAAATTGTTCTTCTGTAGACTCATCGGTACTAAGAACCGAAGCATCCTCAGCAACATCATACAGCCTCATCTTCGATCTGTCAATACCTACCATAAACTTTCTAGATGAGGTCGGGTCGTTGTACCTGTTTTTGAGTTGTTTAACCATAATCCTGCCTTGTTGTTCAAGTTCCTCAGTACTGATAAGGGCAAACATAAAATCAGCAGTGGCAGGGAGACCAAAAGACTCAGAAGTATCGGTAAGGTCAGGATCGCTACTGCCAAAACCACTCCTAGTAGTTTGAGTAGCTGAAACAATAGGTAAGTTATGTTCCACAGCAAGACCACGAAGCTCCTCCGCAATCGCCTTGACATACGTGTATGAGTTAACAATCGCACCTTTATACCTCGCACTTGCACATATATTTAAGTAATCAACAAAAATGATATCTGGTTTGAAACTTTTCTTAAGACTCAAATCAGATAAGAGTGCCTTAAAATGACCTGCATGAGCAGATGCTGTAGGGTACTCTTTTATAATCAACTTACCCTGAGTCTTACGAGAAATCTCTTGGACTTTGGAGTTGTATAATACTTCAGGAAGTTCTGTTATGTCCCTTATATTACAGTTTAAAAGATTTGCGTCAATTCGTTCAGCAATCTTTTCCTCTGCCATTTCGCATGTAATGTATAATACGTTCCGTCCTTGCAACAAGACGGAGCTAGCCATGTGGCACATGAATAAACTTTTCCCGACACCCGTACCAGCAAGAGCGATGTTAAGAGTTTTATTAGGGATCCCACCTTTCGTAATAAAGTTAAACTTCTCCAGATCGAAGGGAATTTTCTCCTCCTTCCTGTGATAGAAATCATATCTGTCTTGAGATTGTTCAATGTAGTCATGTCCGATATGTTCATCAAAGGAGACAGCCAAAGCATCCTGAAGGATGCTAGGTATAGCACCCTTGTCAAACTTCTTATCTCCACCATCAGCAATCTTAATAGATTGCATTAGAGCAAGGTATATAGCCCTGTCCTGGCACCATTTTTCAGTTGCATCTAGCAGCCAGTCATAATCAACCCATTCGTCTTTTAAAGATCGGATGATGGTAGTCGCTTCTTGGAAGGAATCTTCTGTAAGATCACTACGATTTTGAAGGTTTATGCTTAGAACTTCTTGAGTAGGAACCTTGTCATATTTATTCGCAAACTCAGCGATTTCTTCAAAGATTATCCTTTCAGAATATTCTGTATAATATTCTGCCTTAAGAAATGGTACTACCTTACGATAGTAATCCTCTGTGAATATTAGGTTCCTTAGAATTGTTGTTTCTATACGCTCAGTCATCTAATTTTAACCTCGCAAATGATTTTTCACTAAGTCTCTTCTGTATTAGTTTACCATACTCCTCATGTAGTTCGCAACCAATGTAGTGTCTTCCTAATGATTTTGAAACAACTGCTGTTGTTCCAGAGCCCATGAAAGGATCTAATACTATGTCACCTTCCTCACTCCCTGCCTTGATACATGGTTCAATAAGATCAGGTGGGAACACTGCAAAGTGTGATCCCTTGTATGGTTTGTTAGTTACTGACCAGACAGATCGTTTATTTTTTGTTGGATATGATTTCTCAAGACCTGAATGCGGTTGGAGTCCTGTTCCTTCGTTGTGGTACTTTCCTTTGCTTCTGTCTCTTGTACCCCAATCCTTTGCTGGTTCTTTGATTGCTTCATTGTTATAAAAATACTTCTTACTCTTACTCAACAGGAAGATATATTCATGTGACTTAGTACATCTATCCCTAACCGACTCTGGCATGGGATTAGGCTTGTGCCATATAATATCCTGCCTTAGATACCATCCATCTGCTCTCAATGCAAACGCAAGCATCCAAGGTATA